GTGCTGCCTCGGGTGCTGCCTCGGGTGCCGGATCTGTCGCAGAGGTCTCTGTCTTACAAGTGACCGTATTCGTTGTCGCACCCTTTGTTGCTAATTGAATCGCAAGGACGCCATAGGACATCACCGGAAGACGACACTCCCGGAACGTATGGCCTCGCACGCCACAGTTTAAACAATCCATTCTAAGAAGGTAAGTGGTTGCGTTTCGTTTAGACCTGCGACCATAAAATCGCACCCTGTCCTAGAGGTATGCCACGCGAATTTCCATCCTATGGCGTGGGACCTGATGTGTGGGGACCGTACTTTTGGACCACGATGCACATCGTGAGTCTCGGGGCTCCCACTGCGCCCACGCACGCAGAACAAGACGGCATTCGTTCCTTTTATGAATCTCTACAAGTCGCGATTCCGTGCCCTATCTGTAGGGAGCATTACAAGCACGCCTTGGCCGCAATGCCTCCCCGCGTCACCTCGCGTTCAGATTTAATTGAATGGGTCTATGACGTTCATAATTACATTAATCAACAATTGGGAAAACCGGTCCTTCCGTGGGACGGCTTTGTCGCGCATATGCAACGGCTGGGACCTCCGTCCTTCATGGGGAGCCCCATGTCCCCTCTTCCGCTCCTGCTCCTTGGGATTGGCATCGGCGCGCTCGGGACGATGGGGGTTCGTCGCCTCTTTCTACCCTAAGTTCTCCTCTCACCAGGACATTCATTGTATGACCAGCTGACGGGGTTCCACGGAGCGCGTCTCAGAGTGCCAGACGCCCCTCCCATTCCATCGTATCCTTGACGTGTTCATCGGCCGTAAAGACCAGAAACGGCAAATAGGTTTGAACAAACCCGCTGGCCTCTCCCGCCTCAAAGAGTGGGAGAAGCCCGTAATTTGGAATCGTGTGGCCCAACCACCATCGACGATAGAAGACGATGTAGGGAAAACTGATGAGAGAAAACAGGCAGCCATAGACGGCGTAAAAGATGCGTTGCATCCATGGACGATACAGGTTAAGATTGACCGCGTAACTGGCGCTTGCGAGACTCATGAAGAAGAGCCCCACAAGAATCATCGCATAGAAGGTATAGGTGACGACGCGACCAAGCAGGCGCGGAATACGAAAGGTGCGACGGGCCTCGTCGGCCTCCTTCTTGGCCGCCGCATCCTTTGCCACCTCTGCCGCCGCCGCCGCCGCCGCGGTGGCCTTCTCCTGGTCGTCCTTTACGGCAGTCTGTTCCGCCTTTGCGTCCTCTTTCTTCTTTGCGTAGGCTTCTGCCTCTGGATTGTACGTCGCTGTATGAAGAGCGTACGCCACGCTATTCCCCAACTGATTCGCAAAGTCCATTCCTACAAGACCCTTTGATTAGATATTCTTCAATGAGACCCCACCTTGGACAGACTCGCGCTGGGAGTATTGATTGCGGTTGCTCGTGCTTGTGCGATCGTGGCAGAGGCCGGCGGGCGCGGATTGCCCGCCGAGACGCTGGGCACAAGTCCCAACGGCAATTGCTGCGCCAACGTCATTTCGCACGGGTCTCGCCCCCCATAACTACGCGAGGGCTCGCAGAGGGACGGCAACGGCACCTTGACACACCAACGTCCTGTGGCGTCTTCCCCAAGAAAGCACCACGTTTCTCCAGGAGCCGTCGGAAGCGAATTCGTCTGCGTCTTGAGGGGCGCCTCTGGAGAGAGAGGCGAGGTCGTGTCTTGTACTGCCATCACGGCCGCAGCAGTCGGGTCGTGCGGCGACCCTCCGAAGAGATACTCCCACCACGAAGAACGCATCGCGTACCACGAATGAGATTCCTTCTGGACTACACTATACAATCCAACTCCACCGACGAGCAAGACGAACACGACGCAAAGGAGCAGCCAGGGCACGTCCGTGACGGGCGCATTCGTGCTCATATTCACAACGGGCACGTTCATTCACTCTACAAAGGGCCACCAGTTCTTCCACTCGCGGCAAAGCGTGGCCATAGAAATATTCAGAGACCCGTAAGAGAATGCCGGGTGGGTTATTAGCGCTCGTCTGTTACGGCAATGAAAACGTCCTCGTCAATGGAAATCCCAATGTGACGTGGTTTTACAAGATCTTCCAACGCTATACTCATTTCTCGCAGGAGCCGATTCAAATTGCGTTGGACGGCCCTGATACGCTTCGGATGGATGCCCCGATTACGCTTAAAACCATCATTCCAAGGAGCGCCGATCTGTTGAGCGATCTCACCCTTCGTGTGACAATTCCGGACATTTACAGCAAACTCTATACGAACGCAGACGACACGTTAATTCGGACCTATGAATTCGCGTGGGTGCGCCAACTCGGAGCCCGTCTCATCCAAAGTGTCTCGGTCACGGTCGGAGGGCAACTGATTCAAGAATTCACGGGCGAATGGATCGCGACGAGAGCCGCCTTGGATCTGAACTCGGACAAGTACTATCAATGGCAAGGACTCGTGGGCGATACGGCCACCCTCTTTGACCCCGCCAATGGACTCTACGCAGATCCGACCCAAGCGGGAACTCCCTACAGTTATCCCAACGTCACGCTGTGGGCACCGAACGGCGTCACCGCGCCGCAACAAAACAGCCCCAGCATTCCGGGGCGCATCCTCCGTGTACCCCTTGGCCTCTGGTTCAGCGATCACATCGCGAATAGCGTGCCCCTCGTGGCGCTTCAATACCACCAAGTCGAAGTCACCGTGGTCCTCGCCCCCATCCGGTCCCTCTATACAGTGCTCGATCCGTCGGGGGTCCGGTTGCGCCCCGGCATCTGGTCGCTCCCCTATCTTCCGTCGGACCAGTACACGGCCACGTACAACCCTGCTCTCTACGGTCCCCTGCCGCCCTCGTTGAACAATCGCTACGGGGAAGCCACCGATGTGAGCGGCTCTATGCGGTATTTCTTGACGGACATTGGCGGCCCCATTCCCCCGTTTGACGGCTGGCCCCTCAACGCAACGCTGGAAGGACTGTATACCTATGTACAGCAAGAGGAACAACACGCCTTTGTGGGGAAGACCTTGCGCTACAATGTGCGACAGGCGCAGCAATTTGCGCAAACGGGCGTCGTGACGCGCAGCACCTATCGTCTCGACGTTCACAATCTTTCGACGCGCATCGTCTGGTTTGCGCGTCGTTCGGACGCACAGCCCTATCGGAATCAGCCGGGAAATCTCACCAATTGGATTTCCACGGCGTCCACGCAGCGTCCCTATGTGGTACCCCTGTCCGGTCAGCCCAATACCGTCTATCCTACGGCGGGAGGGACTGCGCGCCCCATTGGACGCTCCGGAACCCTGCTGCCGGGGATTCAACGCGACATTCTTCGCAACGCCTTTCTCACCGCGAACGGCACCGCCCTCTTGGATTCCAACGACGCCGGCTACTTTGGCGAGTACGTTCCATATCGGTATCTCAAGGGCAATGCGACGCCCTTTCAAAACTATGGGCTCAGCACCCAATCGGAACTCTGGCCGCTCTATTGTTACAGTTTTGCGTTGGACCCATCCTCTAGTGAACAGCCCACAGGCACCTTGAACATCAGTCGGATTGACCGATTGGAAGTGGATCTGGATGTGTGGCCGATTCCAACAGCGGCCCGCTACACCTACGAAGTCCAGATTTATGTGGAAGTGCTAAATTTTCTAGAGATCAGTTCAGGCTTGGGAGGGCTCAAGTTTGCAATCTAGACGATCCGGCGCAGAAGCAGATGGACGACTATGAACAAGACGCCTCCCCACAATGTATCAGCGATTGCCATCACCGGGCTGTACTTGGTGAGCAACGCGAGGCTGGTAAAGTCGTAGACCGCGTAGACGGCGGAGCCGAGGAGGGCGGCCTGGGTCGCCGTCGTCGGGAGGTGGACGAGATACGCGAGCGCGACATAGACCAGCAGGGCGGGGATCCATTTGAGGACAACGGGACTCCCTTGGATCGCCGCCGTCATCGCGAGTGCCCGTGGGCCGACGCAGAGCAGCCACACAGCGTCCACGAGGAGCAGGAGGAGGACCGCGGCCACGAACGACGTCGGTGACAGTGACATCGTGTGTCTTACTAAGACACAAGATATCTACGTAATCAATCTCATCTTCAATACCGGGTAACCCACCAGTCGTCGTGAAAGTAAGGCGGCAGTTCGCTAAACGACCGATTGACAATGGTGGAGCTCGGCCCCTCACTCATTAGACCGTCAATATCGGCGTATGTCAACGCGTAGGAATAGTACTTGAGACGCGAAACCATCCCGTTGATCGCACCGACCACCTGAAAGTCCTTGATGTTCGCCTCTGCCGCCGGAGTCGTGTCCAACGGAAAGGTCACCGGCCACATCACATAGACATTGCCCGCATTGAGCCGCGGTACATCCGGAAATTGGTGGCGCTGCGTCACGTTGCCGTTAATATAGACGTCCAAGTACTGTCCCTTGATGATGATGACCATATGGAACCACTTGCCGATCGGGACATTCGGGATACTGACATAGTTGTCCCACTTGGCCGCCGAGTTCATATAAATGCGGAGGGTGTTCGTGCCCGATTCCACAAACACGCCGGGAGACATGACGGGAAAGGCGTTCTTGAAGCCCTTGTGGAACACGTGCTTCAACGTCTTCTTCGCCTGCGTCGTGTCAAAGGTTTCGGGGTTGAGCATCAGATACAAGGAATATGTGCACTCAATGCCGTTCGCCTCATTCTTGCTATTGTACATCACGGCTGTCGAGGGATCGTCTAGGTCCTGCGTAATAAACTGTTGGGAGGTAGTCGTGTCTTTAAAGAGCACTGCGGTCGTACGTTGCTTCGACATCTCACCGCCGAAGAGCGACTCGACGGACGTGATCACTAATACGATAAGAATGATAGCCATGAACGCAAGAAACAATTGACTAATCAAATCGGAGCCTCCTGCGACCTGTTGCAACGAATCCATTCTACAAGGGGTCCGATTTTTCCGGTTAGTGTGTGGCGGTGCTTGCGGTGGCGCCGGAATAGACGATGTTGATGCCCAACTTGCTTTCCAAGTAACTTATAAAGGTGGGCGGGCCGCCGGGACCCGCGAGGTAAATAGAATAAATGCGATCGGGGGTCAGCGAATAGGCATAATAATTCATCACACCAAAACTGCCCTGGAACCCACCGGCCTCTCCAATCACGACGGACTGCTGACCCTTGGTGCCTGCCAACAGAATGGAGGGCAGAATACACGAGCGTGCCAACTTTCCGTCGTAGTAGACATCGACCACGCGTCCGTTCGTCGTCACGGTGACGTTGATCCAACGCTGTAAGTCAATGTCCTGGAGGTCGCACTGGGGCTTCCCGCCCATCCCACCCGCAAGGCTTCCGCCGCCGCCCGTCAGCAATGTCTTACGGCTCGCGTGGTTCGTGTAATTATCACCGGATCCCGTGTAGAGGCGAATCGCCATCATTGGCTCCGCCGGATAGAGCATCACCGCCAGCAAGGCGTTGTCGGGCATTGCGGCGTCCGTGATCGTCAGGACGTTCTTCGGCTTCCCTCCAAGGGACCCGTCGCCCCAACTATTGATGTAGACCCAAAAACTGAACGTGTATTCGCCGCCCGACTTGATCCGGAGCCGCCCGTCGTCCGTAATCTTGAATGTCTTGGCGCCCTCTGGCGGGGCCCCCGTTTGCGTCGTACCCGTCACAGCAATGTCCTGCGACCCCCCCTGAAACACCAGGCGGCTCACCAAGTAGGCGACGACGAGCGCCACGACAATGTAGAAGACGTATTTGAGCGAGCCACCCAATCCCGTTCCGTTTGCGGCTACCATCGGAACTCGCGCAGCGTTCATTTCTACAGTCGGGTTCTTTTTTTTTCTGTCTCACCGGCCTAATATTGATACTGAATGTACTGAAGAGGGCCATTGGCCGCCGAATCGCCGAGGCAAATCCCCACCTTACAAAATCCCTGCTCCATGAGCGTGAAGAGCTCCATCCACTTAAACGGACTGTCCGGAATGGCCGGCTTTCCTTTGTAATCACTCGTCTTCTTGTAATTCGCAATGACTTCGGGGAGTGTGAGACGCTGAGGCCACGCCTGGACATACCCCACTTGTCCGTCAAAGCCAGGCTGCACGTGGAGGACGATCTCAGTGGGCGCGGCCAACGGCACATTGTCCAACAAGGTCGACGACACGAGTGCGCCGTTCAGATAGACATCCACGGTCCGGCCTTCCACCGTAAACAGCAACTGATTCCACTTGGCCGGCATAAACTGCGGAACCACCACCGTGCTCAAGGGGTTTCGTTGGCCGGGAGGATTCGTGGGCTCTAACGCAATCTGCGCCGTATGCTGCTGGGCGTCGACGGCAATCGTCCCTGCGCCCCGTATCGTAATCAACACATTCGGTGCTTGCTGACCCACCATCAATGGTTTCGTCGTATCGGAAATATACACGTACGTGCTGAACGTAAAGTTGTTGGTAAACCTCTTGAGCGTCGTAGCGACATCGATTAATTGAATCGGAGGATAGAGCGTCTCGGACGATCCGTGGAGTTCGTACGGCCCCAATGCGATCAGCGAAGCGTCCGCTGGCCAGAAGTACCGCGCGACAAAGTAGACGACCACTAAGAGCACAATCACGGTCGGAAGGTACGAGAATGGCGAAGAGCCAGACGCAGCAGAGGAGTACGACAAATTCTCCATCTTACTCTAGTCTGCCATTTTACGTTATGTTGCGAGTGACACCAAAGATCGATGTCACCAGTCTCGTTGCGTCTTCGGTGAAGGCCGTTCTAAGGGATCCCAGGGAGGCATTCGATGTCGCTGCTTCCGTCACACCCGTGTTGGTGGCGCCACTGGAAGGGGGTGCCACGGCGCACGTCGGCGTGAGCGTCACGGATGGTACGGAGCCGCAGAGCGATGTGATCTCATTCGCCGATAAGGCGTAGTCCCAACAATAGACATTTTGTACTTGGGCTGGGGCGGGGCTCGGTCCCGCCACACCGTACAAGCGGTTTTCTACGGTTCTAGGAGTCCCCTGTAACAGTTTCGTCTCTTCCAACATACAATTGATATAGATGTCCAAGGTTCGGTGATTCATGACGATTCCAAGACGAAAGGGAGTGCCCAGAGGCAGGTCGGCGATGCGAAGAGACTCCCGATATCCCGTGGTGCCTCCCAACGTATCCACAAAGAGGAGCAAGTCGTTGGTAAGAGGGTCCAGAAAGACGCCGGGGTTCATGCGGCGCGGCAAGGCCGCCGGTGGCGTGGCGCTCGCGTACTCCTCCGACCCCCTATGGAAGATGTGTCGATGGAGTCCCGCCGTGTCATTGGTGCGCGTTTCCTTCAATACCAAGTCCATATTGAAGGAGTAGGCGACGTCGTGAAGCGTTCCAAATTGCGACGGGTAGGCCGTCAAATTTGTCGTGACACCGGACGGTGCCCACACCCGCTTCGCCTTCCAATACACAGACGTCGACATGGGAATCAAGTTAGGGATGAACGACGGCAATGCCTTCCCAATTACCAAATACACAACAACAATCACAAAGACCACGAGCAGAAGGGTGAGAAGGCGGCCCTCGGTGAATCCAAATGTGGGGACCGCCGCTCTCACCGCGTTCGTCCCTTGGAACAGATTGTTCATTTCTACTTGAGGGTCGCATAAAATTCCCGTAGCGCGGCACCCTTGATGAAGGACGACAAGGGAAGCGCCGTCGGCTTCATGACAGGACTCGGTGACTCCCGGAGTTTGTGCTTGGAATACGTATTCGATCCGTGACACATTACGACCATGACCTTGTAAGGATCCAACTGTCGGAGCGGCGCCTTGTACCGCTCTGTAAACTCGATTTCTTCCGCGTGCGTCACAGACTCATCGCACGGATGCGCCATCGCATACTCTTTTGTATAGGCCATCGTGCCAAAGGTGGCGTGAGTGGCGCCCCACGGCCCCGTTTCCCAGATGCTCTTGTCGTCGGCGAAAAACAGAAAATTCTTGGAACTTCCCACAATCGGCGTCTTGTCCCGCTTCATCACAAAGACCGCATGCTTGACCCGATCAGGAGAATACCAGTCGTCGTCGTCCATCGTCACCAGAATGCTTCCGGCAGCCTCCTTGTGGAGCTGATTCCGCTTGGCGCCGATGCTCCGCTTGGTCTCCTCACGGAGGTACCGAATCCGCAGGTCCTTGTACTTGGCCTGAATCGCGGCGACGACGGGAGCGGCCGATTCGCTGCCGTCGTCCAGCAGGACCCATTCCATGCGCTCCCTCGCATACGTCTGCCCCGCGATACAGTCGGCGATCTTTGGTAAGAAGAGCAGACGATTGTACGTCGGCGTCAGGATGCTGACCGAGGGATTCGGAGAACTGCTCCACGCAGGGGAGGGCCAAGACGCCATTGGGAGACGGTGTGTCACGAGTGTTTAGACTAGGGGCGTCTGGTGCTCCAGTCTAAACCGCACGTCGCGCATCCTCTCCCAGTAGGATGAGTCAGTCGGTTCGCACACGCCTGTGGAACTTTCTCGAAAGTCTCTACGCGACGGAGCAGACAGAGACGCATCCACGGGCCGAGACGCCGCCGTGGCTGCGCACGCCTCTGCTCCCGCATCAACAGACGTCCCTCCACGCGGCGCTCGCCCTCGAGTCCTCCAAGGCCCGCGGCATCGCGGCCCCGCCGCTCCCCTCGGATCCCAGCGGCGGCACCTTCTTTGCGAGCCACGGCATCCTCGCGGACCACGTCGGCGCAGGCAAATCCCTCGTCGCCCTCGCCCTCGTGAACGCCGAGCCGCCTCCCCCCCTCTATACAGAATTCGTGAGCCGCAATAGTTACGTGTTGGGAAATGGACGGGACACGGGATTGCTACGAACGCGATCCCAACTGCGAACGAGCAACGGGACTACGCTGACTCCCACGACATGTAGCCTCTTGCTGGTTCCGCACGCCCTGATGGATCAATGGACAACCTACGTAGAGCGCGACACGACACTGACGTACAAGGCGATTAAGCGAAAGGCGGACGCGCTCAACCCGGCCCTCTTCACCGACTTGAACTCCTATCAGCTTCTCATTGTGAGTAGCACGATGTGGAACATTGTAAAGGAGCACTGGAATCCGGCGACAGACGCGCCTTATGTAAAAACGACGCTGTGGCGACGCGTCTTTGTAGACGAGGCCGATAGCATTGCCTTTACGAGCGGCGCCGACGAACTCCACGCCCTCTTCTACTGGTTCATTACCGCCACGTATCTCAATCTCGTCTTTAGTTCAGGGGCCCTGTTCAACGTGACAACCAGTTATCCCCCGCTGCCCACCACACCCCCTGCGCTCATTGCCCGCGTCCATCAGTCGATGACGGCCCAGTACTTTAGCGTCGCCGGGTGTCGGCATAGAAACCTCGTCAGCACGATGACGGGCATTAGTTCCCATCGAGTCATTGGCATCATTCCGTCCTCGGCCTCCCACGTCTGTCGCCTCCTGGTGCGGAACAGCGAAGCCTATGTCAACTCTAGCATCGTCCCGCCTACAATTCATCATACAATCATCCCCTGCGCGACGCCGCGGACCCTTCATATGCTCGACACCTTTATCAGTTCCGATATGATGGAGCGACTTCACGCCGGTGACATCAGCGGAGCCTTGGACTGTGTAGGGATGACCTCGCACTCCGAAGAGGCGCTCGTGGGGGCCGTGACGGCGGCGTGGAGCAAGGAACTCGAGCAGGCCGTGCGAACCTACGAATTCAAACAGACGATCGAATACAGTTCTGAGGCAGCAAAAGCCAAGGCGCGCGAGGCGTGCGAGGCCAAGATTGCGAGCCTTCAGAGTCGCATCCAGGCGGTCGAGGACCGCGTCAAGAAGGCCAAGGAGCAGGTGTGTCCCATTTGTTGTATGGAGGCGACGTCGCCTGCAGTGACTCCCTGCTGTCATCAAGTGTTTTGCTTTGGCTGCCTGTGCGAGTCATTGAAGCGCGTCGCCGCCTGCCCCCTCTGTCGGGAACGGATAGAGGATCTCAAGACGGTCAAGGTGTTGGGCTATGGCAACAACGATAAAGAAGATAAGGAAGGCAAGGAAGATAAGGAAGGCAAAGAGGCCAGGATGCCGATCGAAAAGTGGGGGAAGCGCGACACGGCGGTCCAGTATCTGAACCGACAGCCGGCCTCCAACCGCACGCTCATCTTTAGCAGTTACGACGCAACCTTTTCGGGATTACACGACGCCTTTGCTCGCGCAGGAATTCGCGCGCAGACGGTCATGGGAAGTCAGGCGCGGATTTCAAAGATCCTGCGCGAATTTCAAGAAGGCAAGCATACCGTGCTGTTTCTCAACGCACGGAATATGGGAGCCGGACTCAACATTGATTCCGCGACGCACATTATGCTCTTTCACAAAATGTCCAAGGAACTCGAGACGCAGATTGTTGGACGTGCTGTGCGTCTCGGACGCACGGAACCTCTTCAAGTGATTCACTTGCTTCACGACAATGAAGTGCGTGGAAATGTGGTCACGTACACCTAGATTGTCTATGCCGGGAATGGCGCCGGATGCGGCACTTCCAACGCCTGTAAGAGCCGCATACACCGCGTCGGCTCCAGTCCCGGCATCCATTTCGGCGTTGCTCCCTTCCAGAAGTCGGCGTGGTCCCACACGGCGTGTCCTGGCTTCTTTGTACCCGCGGCTATCATCTCTCGCTCTGCGGCCAATAAATAGAGATTCGCCCTCCAGACGGTCGAGTCAAAGCCCCCATCGAACACCGGGTCTAACTGGCGAAACAAGTCGCGGGTTTCGCATAGATACCGAAATTGATTGTAGAGCATGGACTGCTTGGCCAGCACAGCGGTGTATTCCATTTGGTCATCTCTCCACAGGGCCGTCGCCTCCTCTTCCATCAGCCCCGCCGGTCCAAACAACTCCAAATTCACGGCCTGTAGTTTCGCCTGATAGGTAATCGGAAATAGACGCCAATGTTGGAAGAAAAAGGTATAGTAATCTAAGCGATCCGATGCAAGGATGCTGGTAAACGTTCGCTTGTACAATTCGTAGCCACGCTCTGTATCTCCCACATACTTCTTAATCCACGTGGGAAGTGTTTCGTGGAGATGAAGCCCCGCCAAGTTCAAATCATTATTATTCAATGGCACATCTGCCGCCATATCCATCCGCCCTCTCAACAGTTGCCCTACGGCCGTCTTGATGGTCTCGGACCGCCGTGTCCGATTGGAGCCGAGGGCGTCTCCCGCCATGAGATGTCCTTCTAACTCTGCGAATGGCATCGCCGTTGTGCTCCTCGACGCGTGGACGTCCTTGACGGCCTGAAATATCTTGCGCAAATCCCCCCGATGGACTGCTAGCAACTGCGCGGCGATGCGTTCATACTGGCCAACCCCCAATTCCTTCGTCAACAAGTCCTCCACCTCCTTGGCCGTCGGCGCTTGGACGGCGAACGCCTGACACAGTTTCAAAAAGGGCTGGAACTTTTTTTCCATCCATTCATTGCTGATACAGACGATGGCGTTGAGTCCTTTGTAGTCTTTGAGAATGCGTAGCAGTTCTACCAACCCCCCCTTATCCCCCACTGACATTCCGTCGATTTCGTCCAGAATGATACCAAGCGGTTTTGGACCCGTGTCCGAAAAGTAGTCTGCGACATTCGTACTATTCAACAAAGGAATTAGCGATTCTTCGACGGCGGATTTGTGCCGATGCTGGGAGGCATTCCACTCCACCACGCGGTGATTGGCGGCTTCCAACGCGGCCCGCACGAGCGTCGTCTTGCCAATGCCAGGGGGGCCGTAGAGAAAGCAGGCACTCGGAGTGCGCGGCGTGGCCCTACACCAAGCCACGAGTTTTGCGACGAGATCCGCGTGCAACGACATTGGCTAGTCTTATACCGGTCGTCCTTAGATTCAAACGTCTCCCAACACCGATGACCAGATCAATCCTGCCGCGGCGGCTGCGTCGCGGTAGTCGGCGAGGGACTTTGTGGTTGGAGGCGTAAAGACGTACTGCGGGTCCTTCATACATTCACTGGGCTCTTTCTCACACTTCTTAATGGTTCCGTTGCTGCTGACGCCTACGAAATCCAGACAAACGCTCTTCGGCTTTGTGGTTCCATCCGGGGAGCCTGGCATTACGTATTGCGTCAGATAATCGGGGCACTTGGTAAAGTTTCCGGCGTCTTTCTTTTTTCGCCCCATCACGAACCACTTTACATAATAGAAATAGACAAGCAGGAATCCCATAATCCAAAAGAGGGTACCCGCGACCTGGCGGTTCATCACGGTGTACAAGAGGTAGGCGACCATGGTGATGGCCAATAGCCCCACAGTCCAATAGAGATAGACCCAGAGAGAGGATATCCCAGGCAGCATCGCGCTCACGCCCGGAAGTCCGCGCGTAAAGTCCTGTGTGTAAATCGCGGGGTCTCCCATTCTACGAAGGGGCGGCGAATAAATTTAGGGGAGGGCGCTTGGATACGCCCCTCTGAACGCTAGAGTATGAATCGAAGGGCCACAGACCCTTGGATTCATAGTCCAATTATATCCTACGTGTTCTAACTATAGAACCATGTCGGGTCCCCCTTAGTTGAGACGAGCGACACGAGCAGCCGAGCCATTGCCACCGCCATACGTCAGGCCGCCGAGCTGGATGTAGCCCGTAAAGTAGTCAGGGACCGCCCCCGCAGAATAAGAGCCGCCCGTGCCGTAGGACCCGAGCGCGCCAGACGGAACGAGCTGTACCTTACGGAGCACCGTCGAGACGCCGCCCACCGCGCTGACGGGAACGCGCGTAGGGCTGGGGAGGTAGATGGTCTTGCCCATATCCCGGAGAACCGCGGCACCCGCCGTGCTGATGAGCCCCAGCGCAGGGTAGTTTGCGGCGGCAGCAGTCGCCCACGACACCGTCGAGAGGTTTGAGTCCGTAATGCTCGACGTCAGAGATGCGAGGTTCACGTAGAGCTTGTTGCTCGGAAGCTGATCGTAGCGGGACTGGAGGGAGGTCATTCGGTATATCTAGGGACGCGAAAATCTTTTTGGCCAAGGAGGTCCAGGGGCGCCCCCCTTCCTAAGGAACTTGCGCGCAGCAGTAGGGGTCCCACAAGACGTCGCCTCCTCTAGTTGAGGCGCACGAACTTGATGGGCGCTGCGACCGACGCACCGGTGCCGCCGCCGTACGTCAGAGCGCCCAGAGGGATGTAGCCAGTGTAGGCATCCGGAACGCCGGCCCCCGTGAAGGTGCCGCCCACACCGTAGGAGCCGAGTGCACCGGATGGCACGATCTGGACCTTGCGAAGAATGGTCGAGATGCCGCCCACCGCGCTCGTGCCCACCTGGGAAGGAGCAGGGAGGTAGACCGTCTTGCCCATATCCCGGAGAACACACGCACCCGCGTTGGAGAGCAGGGTGTTGATGCCAGCAGGGAACGCGATCGTGGACTGGTTCGCATCCACGATCGTGCTGTTCGCGTTGGCGATGTTGACGTAGAGCTTGTTGCTCGGGATCTGGGAATATGCGGACTGGAGAGAGGTCATTCGGTTTATGTCAGGGGACCAGAAAAAAAATCGGCCGACCCCCCAGGAATGTCAGAGCTTGCCACAAAAAGTCCAGGGCGTGTGATGCTCGAAGCCGACGGGGGAACCCGGACCGCCGGACTTCCCGGATTCACCCAGACCACGACGGCCCCGAGTAACGCGGGAGTGGGCGGCATCCGTGGCAACCTAGAACGCAGTGCGTTAAACCAGGCATATTTCTCCGCGGCCAATTTTCAAATCATTCAAAATGCCATTCGGTATTCGGTCTTTGCGACATCCGGAGAATTGATTGACCCCGTTGGATCCGACGACCTGTTTATGATTATGCGGGCGATCTGTCTTCAGTACGGACGGAACCTTCCCACGCAGATCAGAGAACAAATTGCCGAACTCAACGCCCGTGTGACGGCGTGGTCAGTTCCTAAGATTCTCGCGGAAGTCAGTATGTACCGGACCTACTTGAAGGACATCAGCACGTTACCGGAGCCTCTGGCCCATCCCATCCTCCAGACCACCTCCGGAACAAAAACGCTGCCCTACAAGCCGTTTTTTTAACGTGCGCCTCAATAGATGGCGGCGGAGAAAGTTGCAGCAACTCACCTAGTCGTTAAAGCCCCCTACAACAAGGACGCCATATACTCTTCGATTCTACTGGGCTTCCAGAGTCACATTGACGCAGCCAAGACGCGCTACATCGGAATGGAGCACGGACGACACGCGTTCAGGGACGAGGCGCCTCCCCACCACATCGTGCGTCACGTGCCAGCCTCCGGAACAGACGGCGTCTTTGGGATCGTGCTCCACAAGGACCTGGAGAAGATCCGGATGGCGCCCCCTCCGAAGGCCCCCACCCGTCGCCGTCGCCGCCGCAACAATAACAACAGCAGCAACAACAACGACGAGAACCGCCGGAATGCGAGGAAGGCGAGGAAGGCGAGGAAGTCCAGGAGGGCCAGAGCAGCAGCCCACGGGAATAACACTGCGAATGAAGGGAATGTGAGCAATTAGATGCGAGAACGTACCATATACAACTGTAGTACTAACGGACAGTTGTATACGAAGCGAATCCTTACCGACGAGAACGACGAGAACGACGAGAACGACGAGAACGACGAGCGCGACGAGAACGACGCACTCTCCCCTGACCCGCAGCAGCAGCAGCAGCAGGAGCAGGAACAGGAGCAGCAGCAGCAGGAGCAGGAGCAGGAGCACTCACGTTGAGAATATGCTGTATAGATGGGTCACCTACGGCGTGATATGAATGAATTGCCTCAAACGTAGTCATTCTCGCATCACCGCCCTCATGAAATATCGCCATCATCGACCCATTATTCGCAGCGTTACGCTCCCGAAACGTTTGGGTTATACGAAATCGCGGCTCCTGTTTCTCGTTGTAGAACACAATCTCATAGCGAGTCCCTGGAATAAGGTCGGCGATCGCAAATCCATGAAGGCGGGGCATTCTATTGTTACTGAATAGTTTCCGAAAAGTTGAAGCAGAGATCGGTCTAAGAAACATCGCACAATCAAGTAGAAGAGGAACCATGAGCCTCGAATTATACCGGAAGGAACGCGATGCGCTGGACAGTGTGTTCCGCACATGGAAGGGCAATGGGGACTTGGAACTCGAGGCGACCTTTCCCAAACTGGACTACACACGGTTTTCCAACGCGATTCAGCACCTGCGGTCGCTCGGATTGAAGGAGGAGCCCCAGGAGGTCAAGTTAAATATTATGCTTCCCAACAATCTCCGGTTCACGCTCGTTGGCGAAGCCGTCATCCAGGCCTTCTGTAAGGACAACACGATCCAGGGAAAGCCGTTTCACGTCGTCCTCAAGGACAAGCACGTGTCGTCTGCGGGTGCTTCGCAAACGGAAGTCGACTTTCACGAGTACGGCGTCCGCGTCAAGATTCGGCGAGAACTTCCCGTGCCGCTCGATGATCCGCGGATTACCCAAGCCCTTCAAAAGTGGGGCTCGCTCTCCAAGTCATTCCGCTATATGACGCGCTTCCGCTTCACTGCGCCCACTGGCGTCGTCTTTGACGCCAGTTTTGTCAAGTCCAACGCCATTGATAACCGAGGGTCCTTTCTACCCGCCACGACCTTTCTTGGAGCCGGCGTCACGCGACAGCCGCTCCAGTACGAACTAGAAGTGGAGGCGATGAGGGAGGCCGATCAAGCCGCCCTCTTGAGCGGCATCGTCGCCGTCCTCCGTGGACTACAGCAATCCCACGTGTTAGTCCGCTCCTCTGTGCGGGACAGCGTCCTGACCCTTCTCTACGGGCAGACCCGGACCCCCAAGGGCAAGTTCCCGGGTCCCAAGTCCGTCACGCTCGGCCGCGAGCACATCAGCGTAGAGGCAGAGCCCGGCGTTCCCAACCTAAGAACTGGTGATTACAATGTGACGGACAAGGCCGACGGAAGCCGCGCCTTTCTCGTCGTGACGCGCGACGGTCGCCTCTATCTAACGGATAAGACCGAGACCGTCTATGGAACTGACCGGAGGCTGATGGAGAGCGACGCGGCCGCATGGGCCGGCTGCGTCATTGACGGAGAATGGGTGCGACGTGACAAGGAAGGAGCCCCCATGAACCGGTTCTACGCATTTGACATCTTCAACGGCGCCAAGGGAGCCGACGTAACGGACCGTCCCTTTCTGACCAGGAGCGCGGGAGCGCAACGAACGCGGCTGGCCGCCCTCACGGAGGCCATTGGTGTGCTGAGCAAAGCGGGATACAGCGTGGCCAACATTCCACCCCCCCACTCGCTTCACATTGAGATGAAGACCTTCCAAATACCCGGCGACCCCTCCGATCCCCGCGGCATCTTTCACGTCGCCGCCACGACGTTGGACCGGGCCGCGGCGGCCCCCTATCATACCGATGGCCTCATCTTTACCCCCAACGAGAGCCCTATGCAGAAATTCGGTACGTGGTACGCCCAACTCAAATGGAAGCCCGCTAGCCAAAACTCGGTGGATTTCCTCGTCCTGACGGAAAAGGTGCGGGACGCCAAGGGACTGGCGACGCAGAGGGACTTGATTACGCCCAAGGAGATCGACGGCGGCCTGGTCCACGCCAAGACGCTCAAACTCCTCGTTGCCACCAACGACGACGAGGCCTTGGAGGATCCGCGGGACACGGTGCTCTATAAGAAACCCTATGTCGCGGGGCAGCGCGGCGGATATCGTCCATCGCTCTTCTCACCGTCCCCTCCCGACCCGATGGCCGCCGTCTGTTACGTCGCCATCAATCCCGGTGCCTCCGACGCCGCCGGCGTCGCCGCCTCGGACTCCCCTCTGCGCCTCGGCAACTCCGACGAGACCATCCGCTGCGTCGAGACGGGGGATCCCATTCGGTCCCACACCATCGTCGAAATGTCCTATCATCCTGAGCGACCAGCGGGCTGGCGGTGGGAGCCAATGCGGGTGCGCTGGGACAAGACGGCCCAATTTGCGGCGGGCGACGTGGGCGCAATGAACAACGACGGCGTGGCGAATGGGATCTGGATGTCCATTCACGAGCCTGTCACGGAGCAAATGATGCGCACGGGAGCCCTCACGGAGGAAGCGACGAGCACCGCCATCGCCGCCTCCACGACTTCCACCTATTATCAGAAGAAGCCGTCGCAGCGCGACCAACACAAGGCCCGTGGCCTGGCCGATTTCCACAACAAGTACATCAAGAATATCCTACTGCTCTCCAAGGCGATGACGCCCGGCTGTGCGCTCGTGGACATGTCGGTGGGCCAGGCAGGAGACCTTCACAAGTGGCTCCAAGGACGCGTTGGCTTCGTACTCGGCTGCGACATTGCACTCTCCGGGCTGACGGACCGCGCCAATGGGGCCTACCGACGCTATCTAGACCAACTGGGCAAACAACCGACGGGCGCACCTCTCGTGCGCGGCACCGCGCCTGTTCCGGCCTATCTTACCAAGATTCCACCGATGCTCTTTGTACAAGCCGATGCCTCCAAGTCGTACCGGGACGGGGCCGCAGGCATCACGCCGCTGGACCGCAGCATTCTTCGCTGCCTGTGGGGCGAGAATGAGGAGAAAGCCCCGCCGCTCGCCCAAGAGCTGCGGGGGGCCGCCAGCCGCGGCGGCTTTGATGTGGCCTCCCTGATGTTTACCCTCCACTACTTCTTCAAGGACATCCATACCCTCAACGGTTATCTACAAAACTTGGCGGAGGTGGTCAAGGTCGGTGGCCTCTTTGTGGGCTGCTGCTTTGACGGCGATGCTGTGACGGCGCTCTTGAAGGACGTGGCAAAGGGCGAGGTGAAGCGCGGCGTCGAGGCGGAGGCCGATGTGTGGACGATCAAGAAGCAGTACGAGGACGCCGAGGGTGCCGCCTCACCGCTCCGCGAAGGAGGTCTCTTACCACCCACTGAACTCGGACTCGGACGGGCCATCGATGTGAACTTTGTAAGCATCGGTGCGACGCACACAGAGTACCTTGTGAGTTTCCCCTATTTCCAACGGCGGATGGAGGGACTCGGATTTACCTTGTTGAACGCAGAGGAACTGGCGGCACGAGGGCTGCGCGAGTCCACCAACATGTTTGAGACATCCTACGAGATGGCGGCAGCGGCCGGATACACCTATCCGATGTCACCGGCCCTCCGCACCTTTAGCTTTCTCAATCGATGGTTTATCTTTACGCGTAGAACGGCCGGGCGCCGAACCCGGGGGGCGGCGGCTGAGGCAACAGCGGCAACAGAGGCAACAGCGGCAACAGCGGCAACAGCGGCAACAGCGGCAACAGCGGCAACAGCGGCAACAGC